AAGCGAGAGCATGACTTCTTATGTTCAGCAACTCGCTAAGAGACTGTAAACTAAAACTGTAAACCCAAAATACACAGGAGTGTAATTTAGCATGTTTAATGCAGAATCTCTCCAGAAGAAGTGGGCACCAGTACTTAACCATGATGGTCTTCCTGAGATAAAGGATAACTATCGTAAGTCTGTTACCGCAATTCTTCTTGAGAACCAAGAGAAGGCACTACGTGAAGAGCGTGCAGTGCTAACAGAAGCACCAACAAACGTTGGTCCTATCAACACACAAACAACAGGAACAGGAGCTGTTGATGGATTCGATCCAATTTTAATCTCCTTAATCCGTCGTGCTATGCCTAAGCTTATTGCTTATGACATCGCGGGCGTTCAACCTATGTCAGGTCCTACAGGTTTGATCTTCGCAATGAGATCTCACTATGTAAGTCAGACAGGTGACGAAGCATTCTTCGATGAGCCAGACGCACAGTTCTCAGGTACAAAAGGAACATCAGCTCCTACTGCTACTACTGAGAAGAATCCTGGTCTTATCAACGATGCAACTGGTGGCGGTGTAACATCAACTGACTATGATCTAGCATCTAGTAAGTTTACTACATCAGAGCAAGAGTCTCTAGGAGATTCTTCTTCAAACAACTTCATGGAAATGGCGTTCAGCATAGACCGTATTGCGGTTGAAGCTAAAGGTCGTGCCCTAAGAGCAGACTACTCAGTTGAACTTGCTCAAGACTTGAAAGCAATCCACGGATTAGATGCCGAGTCTGAACTAGCAAACATTCTCTCAACAGAGATCCTTGCTGAAATCAACAGAGAAGTTGTTAGAACTGTATACAGAGGTGCAAAACCTGGTGCACAGGCTAACGTTGCTAACGCGGGTGTATTCGACCTTGACGTTGACTCAAATGGTAGATGGTCAGTTGAAAAGTTCAAAGGACTATTATTCCAGATTGAAAGAGACGCCAACGCAATCGCACAGGAAACTCGTAGAGGGAAGGGTAACATCATCATCACATCTGCTGATGTAGCTTCTGCTCTTGCTATGAGTGGTGTTCTTGACTACGACTCAGGAATTTCTGGTGCTGTTGGTGGTATCGGAGAGATTGATGACACAGGAAACACATTCGTTGGAACACTCAACGGACGTTTCAAGGTCTATATCGACCCATATTCAGCTAACGTATCTGACAGTCAGTACTATGTTGTAGGTTACAAAGGTACCAATGCATATGATGCAGGATTATTCTACTGCCCATATGTTCCTCTACAAATGTACAGAGCAATCGGTCAGGATACATTCCAACCACGTATCGGGTTTAAGACTCGTTACGGAATGGTTCTTAACCCATTTGCTAAGGGACTAACTGCTTTATCTGATTCAGATCCACAAGCAGCTGGTAACTTGAACGCTAACGCTTACTACAGAAGAGTAAGAGTTGCAAACCTAATGTAATCTCAGTTACATATTTTTTAGGAGGGTGCTTGACACCCTCTTTTTTTATGCTATAATATATTTGTTGGACGCAACATGGGAGTGACTGAATAAACTTACTGGCAACCGCTAGTTAAGGTGATGAGACACAGGTGGTGCTGCTACGAAAGTAGAACCGACTCAACCAGTCGGGTCTCAGGCAATAACGTTTTTACTACTGTAGTAATGCCCGTTATTTGTTGGTACACAGGAATCCAACCTCCCTCCTTTTTTTACGGAATATATAATGGAAGTAACAATATACGACACACCCAATACAATGAAAATCTTTTTAGATACAGCAGACACTCAAGAAATTAAAGATGGTTATGATACTGGTTTAATTGATGGAGTCACTACTAATCCTTCTTTGATAATGAAGAGTGGTAGAGATCCAGAGGAAGTTTATCAAGAGTTAATAGACTATGGTATTCCTGATATAAGCATGGAAGTCGTAGGTAGTGATGAGGTAATGCTTGCTGAAGGTAGAAGACTTGCAAATAAGTTTGGTAAGAATGCAACTATAAAGGTTCCATGTACACCAGAAGGTTTATGGGTTTGTAAACAATTATCTAGAGAATTAATTAGAGTTAATGTTACTCTTATATTCTCACCCGCACAAGCCATACTTGCTGCAAAATCAGGTGCGAAATATGTATCACCATTTGTAGGAAGAGTTGATGATAACTCATTCGGTGGTCTATGTCTTATTAAAGATATTGCTAATATATACTGCACACAAAATATACACACTGAGATACTTGGAGCATCAATTCGTAATGTAAGAGATGTAGGTAGAGCATTTGAGTATGGTGCTAATGTATGTACGTTACCAACAGGTGTATTTCATAAGATGTACAAGCATGTTCTTACTGATGCAGGACTAGCACAGTTTGATAAAGATTGGAAAAAAGTCCAAGAAGGGCTTGACTTATAAGGTAAACTATATTATAATACCCTCAACTGGCACACTCCTATAGTGTGCCAGTTATATAAATAAAATTACATAACGAAGGACTCGAAAGATCGTAACCCTGCGTAGATGTATAAAAAGATCCCATGTCGGGGAATCTAACATCCGCAGGATTTTTTTCTGCGAGACACTAAAAAAAACAAATGTTTAAAACTTCAATCGCAGCTCTTGCTGCTGCTCCTCTTCTAGCCTCTGGTGCTGCTTTTGCTGGCCCATATGTTAATTTAGAAGCAACTGGTTCATATCCTGATGGAACATACACATCTGGTGGTTTAGAAGCAGTAGTTGGTTACGAAGGCGAAACACCTGGTGGAATCGGTTGGTACGTTTCTGGTGGCCCTACAGTAACTCACACTGAGTCTGCTGACGAGTTCGGTGACGTTGAGTTAATCGGATACCTTGGTGGTTCTTATGATAAGTTCTACGGAGAAATCTCTGGTGTAACAAACTCTAGCGATGACATCGACTTCTCTGCTAAAGCAGGTGTGAAATTCACATTCTAAGTCATAGTTGACCAACTCAAGACCTCTACATAGTAGGGGTCTTTTTTATGTAATGAATTTACTCAAGCATCCGTTGTTTCAGATCAATATAATATTAGTTTGTTCTCTTGTGTTCATAGAGTTGTTACACGTTAATTATCACAGAACAGCACCACCTTGCCCTGTGCAGCAAATAGAAATGGAAGATGATTGGTAATATTTTTGTTACATAAGTTAATCTAATGGGGGTCATAAGACCTCCTTTTCTATGTCAGTGAGTCCAAATGTTAAGAAACTTGACAAAATTTAATGTTTTATATATAATATAGTTACATAACTTAATAATTCGATGACAGTTACAACAGAATCAGGAGGAAGACAAAACGCTTTCCCAAATGAAACAAGACCTTACATAGATGAAAGTGCTTCCTATGAGGGATACCCTCAGAATGCTGAGAAAGTTAATGGTCGTTGGGCTATGATAGGTATGGTTGCACTACTAGGTGCATACGTAACGACTGGACAAATCATTCCTGGTATATTCTAATGGATAAAAATCATTCTTATTGGAAATACGCAGAGAAGGTCAATGGCCGTCTCGCAATGCTCGGTCTAGTTATCGGCACAGTTAACTATGTGTTATTTGGAGAAATAGCACCAGGTTTTTTCTAAAATGAAATTCAACTCACAATTCACAATTCAACAAAGGTACAAACTAATGACTCCAGAAGCAGAAAGATTTAATGGTTGGGCAGCAATGCTTGGTTTCGTTGCAGCAATAGGTGCTTATGCAACAACAGGAAACATCATTCCAGGCATATTCTAATGACAACACCAAAACCAATCGAACCACAAAAGAGGGTTGCTGAAACACTTAATGGCAGACTTGCCATGATCGGCATCATCGCAGGTATCGGAGCATACCTAACAACAGGTCAACTAATACCAGGTTTTGTTTAATGACCGAATTAGTAGCAGACAATGCTGTATCACCCTTTCAAGCAATACTATGGTGTTTCTATCCAGTAGGAGCCATAGTATTCATTGAATTATTTCTTCGTGCCATCAGTGGTGACGATGATGATGACGATGAGGGTGGTGGAGTAATGACACCAGTATACCAAGGAGCATAATGTATCACATTCTATTCACAACAATTGTTACTCTTTACATCGTATCAGGTGTAGGTAACATCGCATTCGCATAAAGAAAATAGTACATGATTTTTCAACTTTTAAATGAAATTTTATTAACAGTTCCATCAGGTTCAAGGGATCTGGTAGAATTTATTGTTTTCGTAACAATTGGCATAACAGCAGGAACTTTTGGTATAATATAAGTATGCTACTTATTACATTATGGACGACTGGATGTACACAGATGAAAAGATGAAGTTAAGAGCCGATTGTTTTCGTGCCTTACAACATCACCTAGATGATAATTGCAGAGATGTATACGAATTTTGTCATCAGTGGATTATGGGAGGTAACACCAACCTAGAAGATGTTGAAATTTCTTT